CAACAATAGCTTCAGCAATTTCTTCAGCAGTAGCTTGTTTAGGCATTGACTTCTCCATAGATTCTTGAACTTGTTTTGCGATAGTATCAACTACATCGCTGTCGATTTCAACGACATTTTTTTCTTCACTCATTTAATTTCTCCTTTGAGTTTAATCCGTCTAATGACGGTTTCGACTTGTTGATCGACCGCTTGCGCCTGGCGCAAAACAACTCGTCTGTTATTATTTTCGTTTACCTTTACTTCATGGGGTTCACTGTTGCCAGCTACTTCCTTTAAAGTGGTTACGAGCGTCTCTAATCTTGCTATATCTTTCTGGATCTCCGTTACTCCAGCACTCTCATCTAGCATCTTACGAGCGTATGCATTACCTAATGCTCTAAGTTCAGCTTTCTGTTCTCCGTCTAGGCTTTTAGATGCTACTAGAGCTTCCTGATTGGCCGGGATAGATACAACGCTAAACTCTTTCATGTTGAGCTTGGCGATCGTAAGACCGTCTTGCGCCCACTCCTCAACCATTCCACCGATTGATACAGCATTTAAATAACCATCAACAATGTAGTTATAAACTTTCTGTGCAAACGCATCTTTCATGTAGAACTTAGCACGAGCCATTAGCTTGCCGGATTCTTTCCAGATCTTAGTAGTCTTAGCTATCGGAAGATTAAATCCATCATGCCCCCATAAAACAACTGGATTCTTTTTGTAGTCTTTTAGATCAATACCGTTAACGTCAATTCTTTCGCCATGTGAGTCCCAAGCATTAGTTGAAACAACAAATTCAACTTCACCCTCTGCGAGTTTGCTTGCTTTTTCGATATAACCGTCTGATTTTATGTGCATTATTTTCTCCTATTAAAAAAGACCCTTAAGATCACATCATCTTGTAACAGATGTGTCCGCTTGATGCGGAGTGACCTCATGGGGTTCTGGCATTATCATATCATATTGATTAGTAACATGTAAACTACTCATGACTTTATATTCAAATATCATCTTACATCGAGGGCATTTTATAGCAGCTATCATTACTGAAGCAGTAGCAAGCCATCTATTGCAATTTTTACACCTGACTTCTATCGGGTTCACTAACTCAACTTATCTTTAATCAACAAGTTAGGTAGTTTGGTATCAGATTGTATTTTACCCATCGTTCCAGCCTGAGTATTAGCATCTGAGTACCCCCATACAGCAGCAGGTACAACTGAGAAATCAGACTGAACCATAATCTGCGATGGTTGACCACTGTCCCACAGGTCGAGACCAGCTACCTTATTACCAGTACCAGCATCATATAAGTCATCTATAAAGAAATATGCACCAGCCGTTGCGGTTACACCTGTAATCCTTACTGTAGCGTAGCGAGAATCCGTACCTGAATAGTATGCTGAGATGTTGAACGGTAGCCAAGAACCTGTAGTTGTCGCAAACGTGTAAGTATCATCTGGTGTGGCTGTTAGTAAAGTACCTGGTAAGAATAACTCTACCTTTAATGTACCGCTTGAAAAAGTAGCATTTCTGTATACATAGCCGAATATACCCACGTTAGAAGTCGGATTGGCAGGTATCTTAAATGTCCAGCTAGAGCCAGTCGTAGCGTTTTCTGGTTTACTTACTAGAGATAATGACGAGGCAGTACGAACAGTTGTATCTGTTAGCCCAGCTCCAGCACTCCACCATGAGCCGTAGTTAGTGTACCAACGGTGCTTAGAAGTATTGCCATCCATGTTCTGAAACTTAGTGATGCTTGTATCAAGTTGGTTAAGGTAGTTTGAGTGAAGTGTAGATGAACCGAACGTACAGGTGTTAAAGTAGTTTTGATTGAGTGTACCTGTGACCGCAAAAGTGTCTACGGTGTTTGTACCGATAGTACCAAAGTTACAGTTGTTAAACACGTTCCCAATGGCAGAGGAGAAGTATACAGCGTTTTGTCTACAAGCGTTGGCAGTACAGTTGTTAAAGGTATTTGCAGATGAGGAGAATATACCAAATACATACCCAGCAGCAGAGTTTATTGCATTGCCCCCGTAAGAGTGGCAGTTGTTGACTGTGTTTCCTATTGAAGTAAATCCCCATGATATTAACGCACAAGAGAACGTACTTGATGGGGCGTTGTATTGAAAGCACCAGTTAAGAGTTTTGTTACTCGTACCATTACCACTTATTCCCGACTGACCTGAGAAGTTAGAACCACCCATGTTGTATAGGGTGATGCCAGTGTGTGTTTGTGCGGTTCCATCGTTCTGTCTAAGCAAGAGACAACCACGACCAGTAATTGATGCCTGATACAAAACTAATCCATCGAATGTGGAGAGGCTAGATGGTGTGAGTGTGAGTGATTTACCAGAGCTAGAGTCACTATACTCCATTCTTGTGTAATCGAAAGATGAGTTTACGCTAGAGGCGTTGTTTATCCACCAGCCTCTCGTGTTGGTTAGAGCCTTTATTACTACGTTTCGGGTTAGGTTATTCATGTATGAACCTGCTGCGTGAGTTTGGGTTAGTGCAGCTTCGGCACCCCCAGCCGTGTTACTCAGCACGAACGAAGTACTTGAGTTCCTAGTAATGATGAACCGAGTCTCATTCTTTAAGTAATCTGTGGCACCACCGATAACGATTTCGTCGCCTACCTGAGCATCCCAAGCTGTTTGAGTAATGAGTGGACTGGCTGCCGTACCTAGACCAGAGGCGTAGGTTGTGTAAACATCACAAGTTGCTCCCGTAGTAAGTATCTGACCACCGTAAGACGTTACACCAGTGAATATACCTTGCTCACCGTTAGATGTTGGGCTATCTATTATAAGCGTGTTAATTATCGACTTAGTGGCAGAGCCTCGCATGTCGTATACACCATCGTTACCTACCCATACGCTGCCTTTTAGCTGTAGAGTGGTACTAGCCGAAGTGTCAAACTTGAACGTACCACCGTTACCTATTGTCAATGCAGCGTTCATAAACTGTGTACTCGCCCCACCTAATGCTGCTGCACTACCCCATGCGTTAGATGTCCCACTAATCGTACAAGTTTTAGGTGTAAACCCAGCGTTATGGAACCCACCAACCCATAAGTCATCCGTTGCACCGATGGCTGCTGCCGTGTCATAAGTGAACTGGAACCATAGGTTTGTAGTGGCAAGTTTAAGTTGACCAAGTGATCCAGTTGCAACGGTATTCTTTACTCTAGCAATGTATGCACCTGCTGCAGTAGTGGTGAACTGATAAGGAGTAGTGAACCGAGCGTAGTTGAACCCAAGCTTAAGATCTGCATAGTTCATGGTTACTGTAGCTTTAGAGACACCAGACTCCATTATTTCAATAGTAATATTACCTGAGTTAGATACTGATGGGATAGACGAGAAGTTTATCCAACAACCTGTAATCTTGTTGGTCGTGTTGGGTGCAGTCACACCGAGAGAAGACACACCACCTGTAGTGATGTTTACAGTAGTACCAATAATAGCACCACTACCAAGCATAGTATCGTGTACTCCTGCAGAAACGTAAGTTACTAATGCCATTAGACTTCTTCGCCTACCTCTACATCATTAGTATCTTCGTACACTGTTTGATATTCAGCTACGATATTCTGTATCTGACCGACTACTTCACTGGGTCGTGAGGTTATAACTTGAGAGGTAAGGATTGACTTATCGTCATCTACGATGTCAAAGGTGTACTCTCTGGTTAGGTCGCTTAGTCTTAGTTCTGATTTTGCTGTTATTTTCGCTTTCATATATTTCTCCTTATGAATAACTTCCTGCTTCTCTTGTTGACCAGGCATTATTAAATAAATCATCACCATCTCGCCATAGTTTAATTAAGCCTGTGGTAGCGTCGAGCCGTTTAATCTGCCATACAGCACTAGCTTCACTTGAGCCTATTACAGCGTTGCCTATGTAGGTGTAGTTACTGTTTACTGAATCTTCTTCTATTCTTGTGGTGTAGTTTGTAGTGGATGAGCCACCTATATTTTCTATTGCAGTAACTATCTCGTCTTGTTTAGCTGATGTTGCAAGTCCAGCAGTACTTACGCCACCAGAAAATGCTTGCGTTATTGCATTATAGAATGATTTACCATCTGATAACCTAACTGGTATAGCATCTCTAGCAGACGATGGAAACTTGATCTCCTGTTTAGTGACGTTTACAATCGGTTGGTTATTCTTAACAGCTTCAGCAACAGAGTCAAAATAAGTCTTAATGCTATCGAGATTTGTGATCTCAACAGCTTCGGTAATAGCAGAATCTATATTTTTTACAGTCACTTCATCGACTGGCTTATATGAGTTGCTTTTAACTGCTTCAGATACAGTGTGACCTAATTCTACTAACCATTCTTTTATTGATTCAAGGTTTTCTACTTCTACTTCTCTTTGAGTGTTTACTTCGACAGAACCAGATACTTTTACTTCGTCTGTTGGCGGCACATATGATTCAATTTGTGCATCTAATTTAGTAGATAAGTCTGCAATACCCTTGTTTAAGTCAATAAGGGCTGATCTCTGTTCCTCAAGATAGAGTTCCAGATTTTTATCCATCAGCTAGTTCCCGGTACTAAAGAGCAGGTGCAGTTCGGGTGTAGTGGCGGTACATCTATATCTGAATATTCAATCCGCATCTGGCCACCGTCATTACCTGTAATCACATCGCCTATATTAGTGAAGCTTGAGCCTATTTCTTTTGATCTACCGGCGTAAGTAGCGCAGAACTCACAAGCACCGGGGTTTACAAACCATTCAACAGTGTTGTAGCCATTCTGCTTGTAGACTTCCTCGGCTGTCATGTTTGAAGCTCTGAGTGATTCAGTTCTGGCTATTCTCTCGGCCCTGTAACCCTTTGCTTCACCGTAGACGGCCTCAACACGCTTCTTTAGCTTAACTAAGCTCTCGCCGGCTGTCTGGCCTTGTGACAGGGTCTTTTCAAGTGCAGTTATAGTATCTTGGTTATATACGCCAGATATTTGCAGAATATGTTGCTCAACAGTCTTTCGCATCTCAGGCGATATTGTTAGAAGCTCGCCTGTAATGAAGTTAGCTACATCTTCGCCCTGTGCTTCTATTAGGTCTATAACAATCGGCGTAAGCATATCGGCTAGTACAATTGATTCTTCTTTGATATTAAACATCCATTCGTCAAAGGCTTTAACACTAGCTTTGATCTTACTAATAAACAAATCCTCTTGATCTGCTGCGAACTTAGACATTGTAGCTTTCATCTTCTTAGAGTAAACATCATTAGTTTCTACTAATTTAGTTCTAAAGTTCTCACGATCTTGGTTTAGTTTCTTTTCCATGTCTGCTTTTGATACCTTTTTAAGTACGACCTTCTTTGATATTGTTTTACCTGTTGTTACAGGAGCTGCATCTTCAGACCTTAATTCATCTCCGCCGGGTATAGGTGGAAGTCCCTGAGACTGTCGTGCTTCGTTAGGTGTAATCCATCGGCCTACACCCTTATCATTACTGTTTAAGATATGTACCTTATCTTCAGGTATTGGAGATATGTGGGTTATTTCGCTCATTGAATCAGCTACACCCATGTCTTTTAAGATAAACTCATAGGCTTCGTCTAGGCGATCCATTGATGGGTCTACCTTATACTTAGCAAATATGTACTCTAGAGCTTCAGTTTCAGACCTACCCATACCTTTTTCGCCGGCGGCGCCGAGTAAACCTTTAGGCATATCAAACATCATCAGCACATCGTCTTTAGCCATATCTCTAGTAATCTTCTGATCTACATCTTTGAGTGTTGCACCAACAGCTTTAAACTCGGCTTCGCCGCCACGAATGAACGCAGTCTTACCGGCGTTCTCTGGCCCCTCGTAACCCTCGCGCCATTGTGCAGCGAATTGATTAAACGTCTCTCTAGACATATTAGGTAGTGAAACGATACCGGATGGGCTTGCGTTGTTCTTCATGTAGTTAAGCGTGAATGAGGTTGTGACTAATTCAATATCAACATATTGTGCAGCACGCTCCATGACAGACATACCACGCCACTCGTTGAATGGGTTAGGTCTTTTATCATGATATATCTCATCTGGCTCAAATGGTACTTGCTCGCCATTGTTCTTGTGGAGTATATAACCAATGACCATGCCCTCATCTATTACTAATTCCATCTGTGATGGGTTAAGTAGGTAGATCTCTTTGACCTTTTTAGTTTGCTCTCCTCTAACTAGATACCAGAAAGTCTCGCCATAGATCTCGTATAGCATTGCTTCAAGATGATGGAAGTAGTGACCTGACTGTCTAAGGTTCGGTCTAGCAGCTAGGTTATATATCGGGTGGTTCTCTAGTGTGTCGCCATTCTTCTTTGCTACAAGTGGCTCATAGACTGATACAGACATACCGATCTTATCGATAGCCTTGTAAGTGATACCCATAAGTTGTTGTGATGGCCGGAAGTCTGCCTGTTTACCGTAGTTACGAAGTACTGATGCGAGTGTTCTACCATTACCAAGTTCAGATGTGGTAAATGATTTGTAAGCGTTTTGAATTCGTTGTTTTAGATTCATTTTTATCCTGAATTATGACGCTCCAGGCGTTCTAATATTATTATATCATAACGTTAATGTTACATAGCTATATCATCCATTGTTATGTAAGTCTGTGGTTCGTAGTAGCAAATAATACAAGCATCTGCAATGTCTGGGCTTCTAAAGCCACGCTTTTTGTACTCACCTTTACTTTCGACAGCTCGCCGGCCTCTAGTGTCTTGCTTCCACTGCCTAGTAGATAGCTCCATAAGAAGATCTGAGTGCATAGGTAGCTCAGTATCGGATATTATATTAGCCATGTGGAACCACGCTTCGCTTATCAGGTTGGGGTACTTATCAGGATCGCCTGGTTTAGCACCGAAGTTTATAGCAACGACTTCATAGCCACGCTTAATCATCTCATCAGTAACGCCACCGCCTACACCAGTATCATCAATCTTAACCTCTACCGTCTTATCGAAGTCAATAAACCTTTCTAAAGCATCGCAGACCTCTGTTGTTCTTAGTTTGCTGTGTATTTCATGAGATATAGTTTTCAGACCCTTGCGCTTCCAGAACACAGTCCTATCGTTACCCATGCGAGCTATATCAGCACCGACAATAGTCTTACCCTCAGGTTCGACAGACCTATCCATAGCACTCAAGATAGCATCTCTAGCAACAATAGACTTCTCGGCTTGGCCTATTGGCTCCCCTAGCCACTTATGAGCAAACAGCACCGGGTCTTTCCGATCTTCTTCTAGCTCTAGCTTCAGCACATCCGGCAGCCAACCAAGTCTTTCAGCAACATCATAATTAACCTTGAGTGAGTATGCACCCTCTGGTTGATTCATAACGTATCTAACGTGGACAGGGTCTAATTCGTTTACTCGGTTATAAGTGAATATAATCTGGCTGCCCTCTTTTCGGATCGTAGGTGTAAGCACATCTAGTGATTCCTCAGTAATAGATTGAGCTTCTTCGACCCAGCATATATCTATGCCCTCCATTGATTTAATCTCAGTAACGTTTAATCTAATACCAGCAAATAGAAACTCCGTACCAGTCTTAGTGTTTCTAATTGTCTTTTGAGTTACGGCATAATCGTCTAGTTCGTATTGAATAATTAAATCTTTAAGTAGTTTCAACACTGAATCGTCAATAGTCTTTTGTATCTCACGAGTGCATAAGATCCTGAGTTTTTGCTGTCTACCCCTAACTAGTAAAGCTCTAGCCACACTATGGGACTTTAAGCTACCTCGACCACCATAATAGAGTAAGTACCTCCACTTGGGGTTAAAAAGTTCTTTATACTCCGTCGGTAGTTGAATCTTCGTCTTGATTATTTCCATCGACAAATTCTACCAATGCTATGTTTAGTTTTTCTCCACCTGTAGTTACATCAATCGATTGCGGGGCTTTACCCTCAGTTCTATCAGTTATCTCTTTAGTGTCAGATAAGCCCTGTGTCTTATGATTAGCAGCTTGTATTCTTTTTAATGCTATCGACTGTGCAACTGTTTGTGGTTCAAAGTTTGATAATTCATCTGGGTGTAATCGCATCAACATATTGTATTGATATGATATAGAGTCTTCTTTTTTCCACCCACCATCAGATCTATTTTGAGGATTATCACCAAAACCACCCTTGCCACTAGGATTTGGTACGTTCTTTGTTTGACTAACTTGCTTTGTAGTTGACATAACCTTATTATAACACTTTACAATTGTTCATATTTCCACCCTTGATCTGTATCATAAAACTTAACATTACAAGTACTCATATGCTCGACTCTAATGATCCCAGATGGTATTTTATGACCTACAGTTATATTCATATCACAATACTTATTCTTATCAATAGATAAGCCCCAGACAACATCAGGGCCATATGGTTGACCTTTCCATCTAGCCTTACCTGATAACCATACTTCTCTTTCAGCTAACAAACAATAAAATCCTGTTGCATCTACTCTTTGAAGATTAGGTAATTGATAATCAAGTGATTCAAACCCAGATAGATACTTCGAGGATATTGCATTTTTAGTATCTGCATGCTTTGCTGCTTCATACACATCATAGGTAAAGTCTCTCCAAGCTCCTAAACAATAAAGTCCATGCCTACCTACTTGAATACCTGATACATATCCAAAGTTATCGCCATCTATTTCTTTAAGCATTGCGTAATCTTCTAGTAATCGCTCTAGACAATCTTCCGGATAGTCTCCATCGCCCTCGACTTGCCACACTAGATCTGGTTTATATGCCATAACATAGTCTTGTAATCGTCTATGATTATCTGCTATGCGTGTTCGTCTTTCGTTTATGCCTCTTGCCGGTGCTGGGTCGACGTAAAATATGACTCGATCAGGTTGAACTGTTTGCTTAAGTATTTGAGTATCAAGATTAGTTCTATCTTCGCATTGTGCTATTGCTAATATTTTCATAGTGACTCCAACACTTCAATCCACTTAGGTCTTAAAGTTTCCCAGCTTATTGAATCGGCAATCTCGTTAGCTTTCCGGCTGTGTTTTGTTATATCTTGTGATCTAAACCACTCGATCTTATTTCTTAGAGCTTGAATATCAGTTGAATAAATGTCTACCTTAGTTCTAGGCTCGAATTGACTTGTTATACTAGCCGGCACTAACCATTCTTTTGGTAGTAAGTGATTATTAGGAGATATATTAGGCATTATAACCGGCATTCCACAAGATAGAGCTTCGTTTAGTGGGAGACAGTTGCCGCCATATCTTCTTGGGAGTACCAAGATATCGCCAAAATCATAAATCTGTTTAGGGTCTTTTACATCTGTTACTATTCTTGAATTTCTGTATTGCATTCTTAATCTTCTGGCTAGTTCTTCAGATTGAGTTATAACTGTTCCGTCTGGCATTGCTTGCAAATAATCTTCTGTACCATTTCTATCATGAGCCGCTGGCTTACCAGCTAAGTGGATCGCTTTGTTGCCTGTACGTTCTCTAAAAGTAAATCTCTGTCTGTCGACCGGATGATGTAGGTAAATATGTTTTGAGCCTCGTGCATTAGCAAGTCTTTCTATTTCGTCGAACCGCCACATTGACGGTGCTATCAGAAGATCGGGTAATTCATACTCAGGATGTAGGAAGTGATCAAAGAATTCAAAGTTGTATGCTGTCGCTGTCTTGACCCCCATACGTCTTGCTCTTGCATATAAATTATAGTTTAGCGGTGTTTCAGCCATTAAAACTACATCAAGCCCGGTTAAGAATTGATCTATATCAGTCTCTCTAGGGTAGCCGACAACCCTTTGTGTGATGCGTTCGTTATACCAATCAAGGTTCTGCTTCTCGCCATTTAACGGAGATAGATCTATATGCATTACTTTATCGGGGTTTAGGTATTTATAGTAATCTAGCGTCTGATAACCTAGACCAGTCTTTGAACTATATGCTAATATCCCAAGTTTCATTGCCAGACCTCATCATCAGATGTGAACTTCTTGGTGCCTTGACGGCCGTCTGTTGTGTATGAGCGTTGTATGCCATTCTCAGGATAGTAAATCCAAAGACGGTGTTTATACCAGCCTAGTAAGCCTTTGTCAGCCCAATCGTTATGAACGGTGCCATGAAAAGTGTCCTCTATAAAGCTCTTAGGTGGGATCTTAGGTAGTACCACATCCTTATAAT